GAGTTTTTACTCTATCAATAACTGACATAAATTAGATTATACAGTTCCTATTGTAAGTGTGCCTGTGCCTTGAAAAGTAACAGTTCTTGAAATAATTGCGTCCATTGCATTATTGATACTCATACCTGTAACAATACCTGTTCCTGTGTAACTTGCATCTCCTGACTCATTACCCTCTGGTAATAAAACAAATGAGATAGAAGCACCAGCAAGTAAAGTTTCTTGTGGAGTATCAGTTTCGTCAAAGTGCATTTCTAAAGTACCAGAGAATGAAGTTCTACCTGTTACAAATGATTTAGTTGCATCTGTTAAAGCAGTATCTTCAACCACATCTCCTGTAGTTTCAAGTGTGAAGCTAGTTAGTTCCCCAACTGCTGTTCCACCAGCTGTTACAACTCCTTCTTTTCCGTGATGTGTTGCCATGTCTTTTTGTCCTTGTTAGATTTAGTTTGTTTAGTTTCTTTCTCTTGCTTATAACCTAAACTTAAAAAATGTTCAAGGTTAGTTTCATTAATTTTAATCTCTGAATTACCTTTATATAATTTAATGTCTTTAGCCATAAGTCCTTTTACAGTTTATCGTCTTCTTCGTCAATATCTTCTTCATCAAAGTCTTCATCATCTAAGGTATCTTTATCTTCTTCCCAAGTACCATCATCTTCTTCTAAAGAGTTTTCTTTAATTTCATCAATTAAGTCTTTAACTTCTTCACAAAGCATAGATTCTTTATCGTGCATCTTTTCTATTTGATCTATTTTCTTTGTTATTTTATCTAATAATTTATTGCTCATAAGTTATCCTATGGTGTTCCTGATTGATATTCGTACATACATCTGATTGTCATTTTTATTCCACCAACAGGAAATAAACTTCCCTCGTCAGTTTCTACTTGTATAACTTCCGAATCAAGTGCGTTACCATTTCTAGTAATATCATTTTCTATCGCAGTTTCAATAGCTGTAATTAAAGCATTTCTAGCAGTATCTATATTAGCTTCTGCACCTTTAACAAATCCTAGTATTACAAAATCAATAGTTCCATGCCTTGTTTTAGCACCACTTCCAAGTTCGCTATCATCTCTATTTTCTTCTGATGTTTGAACTATAACTGCTGGGTATTGTTGCATGGATAATTCGTCTAACAAGAAAGGTTGTCTAGTAACTTTTTTAATTGCTGGACTAGATATATCTGAAATAACTGTCAGTAAGTTTGCTGCTATATCTTCTCTTACACTCATATTCTTGCCTTTCTAAATTCTTTGGCTACAAATTTATTAAATTGTCTGCCTATTATATTAGCAGTTCTATCATTAAATCCAAAAAATTCACGTTTTGTTTTACCTAACACTTGATTAAATACTGCTCTTTTAAGCATTTGACTATTACTGAATCCTACTGATACTTTATTTGTTCCTGTTTTTTTAATTGTTTTTCCACTCGGAGTTAAAGCACCCAACATACGACCAGAGTAAAATAAATCTACTTTAGTTGGATAGCCTTTTTTTTGTAGATGTTTTAAGTAGCCTTGTGAGTAAGGTGCAAAAGGTCTATTTCTAAAATCTATTCCTTTAGCAGTTTTAGTTCTGATAATATCTAGTAATTGGAAACCACCTTGTAGTATTCCTTTTTCTATAATGCTTTTAAATTTTCTCTCTATTCTTTTGAATCGTTTTTTAATGAACTCTGCATTAGTTTTGATTTTTACTTCTAAAGCCATTTATCTAATCAATCTTCTAAATCCATGTAAAGGCTCTCTTTCGTTTGATACAATAGTTCCATCTGCATCAACATCATATTCAACACCATCTTCTAAGATCATTCTCCATTCCATGTTGTATTGACTCATGTAATATTCTGCCATTCTTTCAAATCTATCTTTTTCTGTTTCTGGCCTGAATTTAGTTAATGCTGGTAAAAAGAATCTTCCCAAAAATAGATAAACACCAGCACGTTCAAACTGATCTAAATTAACTTTTGTATTTACAAGTTCAGCAGTATTTAAAACTGTAATGTCTGTGAATATATTAGTCTTATATACAGGCCACCATTCTATTCTTAATTGTCTGAATATATCGTTAGTAGTTTGTGTAAAGAAATTAACTGCTTCAGCATCAGTTGAGGCTACACCAAAATCAAAAGCATCTGGTTGATACTTAGTTACATCACTTGCTGTTATTACATTTGCACCAGTATAATTAGCCATATTATTTTACCAATAGATAAATTATTAAAACAGCAACAGGGATTGAATACATAGGATTATTTTTAGCTTTAATCCACACCCATTTACACCATTTCTTTAATTTAAGTTTAATTAATTGATTCATCTTTTTTCTTCCTTGTTTTTTTCTTTTTAGGTTTTAATTCTACAACATTTTCTTGTTGAACCTCTTTAACTTCTTTTACAACATCTTCTGCTTGTTTAAAACCTCTAAAATCATACATAACTTTATTTGTTTGATAATCTAATTCACTTCTAGTGATTGTCTTGTTACCTCTTGTAAGGGTAACCATTTTCTCATTTGATAATACTAATTTAACCATTGTTTCTCCTGTGTAGTTTAATGTAAGGGGGATTTACCCCCCTCACAAAGTAAGCAATTATTATGCTTGGATAGATGAATCGTAGTGTAGTTCAACACCATATGAATCATGGATTTCTCCAACACCATATACTGAAGTCGCTACAATCTCGTCTGCTCTTAGAGAAGCATCTCTTTGAGTTTCGATTTTAACGTCTTGCATCATTGCGATTGCTAGTGCATCTTTATGGAACGCACCACCTTTGTAATCACCAGCAGTACCTGTGTTAGCCATATTTGAAGTTTCAAATACGTTCATTCCAGCGATTTTACCAATGTGTCCTGATCTTAATGCTTCGTTAGATAATTCAGTATCTAAACCAGCAAAAGTATTAGTAAAGCCAGACTTAAGGTCATAAGCGATTTTAGGGTGTAGTACAACTTGACAACCATCAGTAGGTAATGCGTTTTCTTTCAAAGTTGAAAGAGCATTAAATAATACTGCTGGAGTTATCGCTGCTGAACCATCTCCTAGTGCAACACTAAAGCCATTAAACAAAGCTGTTAAATCTAAGTCTTGTTTTCTTGCTAGTGCTTCCCCAAATAACTTACCAACATCTGCTGCAACATTTCTTGGTGCAGAGTTTCTTGCTAGGTCAGTTAGAGTAGTCATAACACCAACTTCAGAAGCTGTAATAGTTACTGAACTTGGGTTGATTGCTGTGTTTGCTAGATCAGTTGCTTCAGCTACTGCTGCTGCACTTACTGCTGCATAGACAGGAACTTCAACTGCTTTTCCACCACCAGAGATCGCATAGTTTTTAACTAAGTTTCTCATAATGGATTTTTCAGATGCTACAAATTGAGCCTCTGCTACTATCTCTGTGTATAGTTCCGATAGTGTAGAACTTGTGCTTTCGTTAGACATATTATTATCCTATTATTGTTATTTGTTTAAGTTAATCTCAACAGCACCTGAATCTCGTTTCTTCCTATATTCTGAATAAGATTTACGATCTTCTGGTTTTGTTAAGTCCAAGTCCTGTAGATTAAAAGGTTTAACAGTTTTACCACCGACAGCACTCTGGCTTCCTGAACCAGACAGAGACCCTTGACGGAAGTGTGGGTTGCTATCTAAAAACTCTTTAACTCTATCTTCAATAGTAAAAAGTTCTCCTTTTGCGTTATATCTTACATTGGAGTTATTATCAACTATTTCTATTCTGCCATCATCATTATATTTAACTTCGCTTTTTAACAAAACTACAACTTGCTGTGCATTGATAGATTTTTCTTTATTAGCAATAGATAATATAGAGTTATCAACTTTTTCTTTTTTGATTTGATCTTTATATTTATTAAGTTCTGTATCTTTTTCAGACAATCTATCTTGCATAATCTTTTCAATATCAGCTTTAGATTTAGCTTCTTTTAATTGCTGTTCTTTTAGAAGTTCTGTCTTTTTGTTTTCTTCTTCTTGAAGTAACTTTTGAACTTTACTTTTTTCAGCATCTAATCTTGTTTTGATTATGTTATCTAATTGTTCTTGTGTAAAAGTTTGTTGCTTTGGTGCATCTACTTTTACTTCTTCTTTTATTTCTGCTTGTTCGTTTATCGGTTGAACTACCTCTGTTTCTTGCGTCATTTTAAGACTCCTATTTAGTTTATATTATTAGTTCTCCAGCTTTGTTATACCAATCAGGATTGACATAACTCCATTGGTGTCGGCAATTATAACCCCCACGAACTATTAAAGGATTACCAGACTTCTTACCTTTCCAACTTGTTCTTGACCAAAGTGCGTTTACTTCAGCAATAGTAAAAAGTCCACCTTTTCTTTTGTTATATACTCCATTTATTACATTTCTGCAAATTGATCGAGTTGTTGGAATTACATCTCCATAGTATTTAACATAAGTTAAACCAGCATCATTTGACTTATTAAAGTTTAATGTTGCATCAAAATCTCTTAATGAATCGTTTAATATTTGTCCAGCATATCGTTTCATGTTCTCTCCAGCACGATCTCTAGCAAATTTAGATTGTAATGTTTGAACTGACTTATCAACTTTAGCTTGAATTGTAGTATTGTCAGAGTTTTGATTTCTTTTAATATAAGTAACTAATCTCTGAATCTCTGGGTCATCAGAACTAGCATAGATTCCATTAATTGTTTGTCTTAATTCTTTTTGTAATACTGTAAAATCAGAACCTATGAGTGTATTCTGATAAACCTTATCTGATAACTTTCTTGTAAATGTATTAGATACATCTTTAAACTGTGTAAAGTATTGTTTCTTTAAATTCTGGATTAAAGCTAAATCTCCCTTTGTTAGTTCTTGAAACTCAATAGGTATATTGCCAATACGTTTAAATGCTTTCTCAATTCGTTTAGCTTGTTTATTAAAGCCTTCTCTAACAACTGTATCTGACCATGCTAAATATTCTCTTTCAAGAATAGCTTTTATTTGTGGTCTTATAGCAATAGCTGATTGTAGTTCTATTAACTTTCCATCTGTTGTAGGTAATCTTCCAGCAAGTGCTACGACTTCTGCTTCTATCTTATCTAATGTTTTAATTAAGGTTTCGTAATATCTAGCTTCAGCAAGTTCTATTTGCTTAATTCGATATTCTGTTGCGTCTTTGATTATATCTGACATTCATTAAATTTGTTCTTCTTCTACTTCTTGATCTTCTACTACTACTTCGTCTTGTGTAAATTCTCCAACCTCTGAATTAGTATTTATCTCATCAAAGATTTCATTTAGTTTCTCATCATCATCAACTACTGCTCTAGCAATTTCTTTATCTATCTCTTTCATTAATGTAGGAGATTGAACATTGATTGCTTTTGCTTGTTGATAGAACATAAGATCAGTTGCGTAATCTCTAATGTTAAATGTATCTGGGTAATTAATCTCGCCATCAAATGTAGTGTTTTGGAATAGTGCATATAGTTTAAATAATTGTTCTTCTGCTAATTGTAGGTTGTCAGCTTTTTCAGATAGTCTAGCATTAAGTAATTCAAATTCTGTTTGTAGTGCAACACCAGATGCAATATTTGTTTTCTGTGTTCTTACAGACCC